ATGCCAATTTATTTTTTGATGATACAAATAATAGGCTTGGTATAAATACAAATACGCCTGGCAATACTTTAGACGTTCACACGGCTGGAACTAATCCAATACTAGCTTTAAATAACACGGCGGGTAATCAATCGGCTATTTCATTTTTAAATACTAGCGTTTCACAATGGCGCATAGGAAATAAGGCAACAACCAATACTTTTGATATTTTTAATTTTATTTTAAATAATCACGCTATAAGAATTAATAGCGGAGATAATTCAATAGAAATAACAAATAATATTAACGTCCAATCAAATGGATCTATTTTTGGAAGTAATGCTAATGGAAGCGATCCATTTAGAATACAAGCAAATAACGTACAAAAAGTAATTCGTTTTTTAAATTCTGCGGCTGGTACCGCTGATTTATATGTTGCTGGTACTTCTACTAGTTCAGCATTTTATTTTAGTACATTTTCAACTGCAAATGCTTTAAGGATTGAAAATAGCGGTTCTGTTTTAGTTAATAATCCAACTGACGACGGAGTAAATAAATTACAAGTTAACGGAAGTGCAACAATTAATGGAAATGTTGGAATTGGTACAACTACACCCGTTGCATATGGTACAAAAAATTTAGACGTTAATGCTGGTTCTGGTGGTGCAGCTTATATAGTTGCAAGAGCAAACAGTAACGGCGGAACAACTGAATTAGCTTTTGACACCGATACAGGATATTTAAGTACTAAATCTTCACATCCATTAGTTATTAGAACAAATGACACTAGGAGAATTTATATTGGTGCAACTACGGGAAACGTATTGATAAATTCTAGTACTGACAACACAGTTGATAAATTACAAGTAATTGGAAGTGGTTATTTTGATACTAAATTAAAAGTATCAACTACAAGAACACTAGGAGCTTTAAACATTGATGTAGCTTTAAATTCGCCAACAAATGGTATAGATATTAAAACAGTACAAAGTGCTGCTGGAGGTGCTTTTATTCAATTTACTAATTTATCAGACGTTTCTTGCGGTAATATTACTCACACTACTGCTTTGACTGTTGCTTATAATACTGCATCCGATTATAGACTTAAACAAGATTTAAAAGATTTCAACGGAATTGAATTAATTAATTCTATTAAAGTTTACGATTTTGAATGGATTGAAGATAAAAAAAGAATGTACGGCGTTATTGCGCACGAAATACAAGACATTATACCATACGCGGTAAGTGGAGAAAAAGACGCGGAAAAAATGCAAGGTTTCGATTATTCATTTTTAACTCCTATTTTAACAAAAGCTATTCAAGAACAACAAAAAATTATTGATAGCCTTATAAAAAGAATTGAATTACTAGAAAATAAATAATTATGAAACAAATACAACCCGTAATATTTCCTTTAAATTTAGGAACGGCAACAATTTTAAATTGTGTTGGATCAGATAATTTTAGTACAAGCGTTACAATTTATTACCAATTGTTAACTGAGTTAAACAAAGAATTGCAAGAAGGCAATTTAAATTTAAGCGGTTTTGATTATGAAGCTTATAATACAAGCCCAGACGGTAACGAATTTATATACAATTGGACGGCGCAACAAATTGGAGTAACATTAATTTAATATGGATACTAATTTGGAAAATTTATTTTATATAGGATCATTTGTTGGCACAATTATTTTTATTGGTAGTTTTTACGGAACTACAAAAAAAAAATTATCAGAAATAGAAGTCGATATGAAAGAGATAAAATCCGATCGTATCGATATTATAGACAAATTAGCCAGAATTGAAACAAAATTAGATTATTTAAATAAAGAAAAATGAATAATTGGAAAACAACATTGGGGGGCGTATTAGCTGCAAGTTCTGAAGTTATACCAGTAAGTACTGGAATACAAGGCCTAATTAGGGCCATTGGTTTACTTTTATTAGGATGGGCGGCAAAGGATCACACAAAGAGATTAAATGACTCAGCAAAATAAAAATATATTATTAATAATACTAGGCATTTTGGGTATAACTGCAATTACTAAGGCATCAGGATTAAGCAAAGCTTTAAATTTTATTAAAAAAGCTGAAGGGGGGTTATATTTAGAAGCTTATTTAGATTCTGGATCCGTTGCTACAATTGGCTACGGAAGTACTTACGATTTTGATAAGCAAAGAAAAGTCCAGATGGGCGATATTATTACCAAAGAACAGGCAGAAAGGTGGCTAGAAATTACAACTAGTAAAGACGCCGAAGAAATAAAAAAGCTTGTAAAAGTGCCTTTAAATAACAACGAACTAAATTCTCTTATATCTTTTACTTATAATGTCGGGTTAGGGGCCTTTAAAGCTTCAAGCTTACTTAGATTACTAAATAGCGGTGCAGATAAAAAGCTTGTTGCAGACCAATTTGATAGATGGGTTTATGACAATGGAGTAAAAGTAAAGGGATTAATTAGTAGGCGGAATGCAGAAAAAAAGTTATTTTTGAGCTGATTTTGTAAATTAAGGATTTTCATAGATTTAATCGGGGTATTTCTATACTCCGATTTTTTTTTGTTAAAAATTAGGTTATATCAAAATAATTATATAATCTTTGTTAATCTATAATCTTAAAACTTAATTTACATGATCAAAGCTACATTTCGCTTTTTCTACGGAAGCGACGACAATCGTACATTGTACAGTTACACAATTGAATTAAATTCACTATTTTTTACTGCCGCTTTTGTTGAAAGCAACAATATTGTAAGTTTTTTACAAGTGGCTGGATGCGACATTTTAGATGTTAAATTAACTGAATGGCCTAATTAGGCCTATTTTTTTACTTAAAATTTAAAATAATGGAATATACTGCCTACAAGGGTTATACAATTGTTTATAACCCAAAAACAAAAATTTTTGTAATTTATCCTTTTAACCAGGAATATAAAACTTTAAAAAGTGCAAAGGCCTGGATTGAGTATTTAATTAAATAATCCTTAAAAAAAAATTTATGAAAAGAGATTTAATACTATTTATTATACTAATCATTTTTGCTTTATTAGCTGACAGTTTAATAAACTTTTAATGATAACTAACCCTTTATATCTTGAACTACAAAAAAACGCTTACAAGCGCGGATATGAGCCACCAAAGGAACAAATTTTATTATCTATTCAGGGGCAAAATATTGGTTCAATACAAAACTATATTATTATAAGCGGGGGCTAAGGGCCTATATTAATTTATAGGCCCTTAGTCCCTTTTGGATTACCAAAAAGCGGTAAAAGTACTTTTACCACGTCAATAGTTGCGTCTAGCTTTGGAGTATATGACATTTTTGGGATGAAACTACAAACGTTACCAGGTCGCAATAAAATACTTTACATTGATACTGAAAGCAGCGAATTTGACTTTTATAAGCACATGTCAAGGATTAAAGATGTAGCAGATATTAACGAGTTACCCACATTTTTTGACAGTTTTTGTTTGCGAAAGGAAAGCCCCGAAACAATTAAATTAATGATCCAAGCGTATATTGAAAATACGCCTGAATGTAGTATAATTATTTTAGATGGTTTACTTGATATTGTTATGAATTATAATGATGAGGTTGAATGTAGAAAAGTAGTAAACTATATAAAAGAACTTACCACAGTACATAATTTATTATTAATTGGAATTTTACACACGGGCAAAAATGAAGGCAAAACTTTGGGCCACCTGGGGAGTAATACTGATCGATGGGCGCAAAGTACTTTATCGGTCAAAAAAGAGGAAAGCGGATCATTTATTTTAGAGCCTAAATTTTTACGATCGTCAGGCGGTTTTAAGCCTATTGAGATACAATATTCAATTGATGACAATAAATTCATGCAAATTAATTCTTTGCCCGTAAATGAGCCTAAAATAAAGCATTTTAGCAATTACACAGACCAGGAACACAATAATATTTTAAACATTATTTTTGAAAAACAAAAATATTTTAAGTACGAAAATTTAATAACTGAAATATCAAAAATTGAAAATAGAGGTATTAATTTTAGTAAAAGTTATTTAAAGTATTTTAAAGACAAAAACTACATTTCAAAAAATACACAAAATGAGTATTTTGATTATCGTAAACAATTTTAAAAATTAAATTATGGA